AGAAATAACACTCCTGCAAATGAGCGCAACGCCGCTCAGCGTGCTCTCGCAAATCTCGAAGCCGAACGCAACAGGTTGCGGAATAACGAGCCAGCCTTGAAGCGTACACTGAATGCGCTCACCGGAAGGCGTTTGGCAAAACCCACGAACGCAGAACTAACTAACAAATTCAGACCTGAATTGATTTCATGGAGAAACAAAGCCTTGATGCGCCCGTCTGGTATTGGGACGCTTCAGATGCTCAAGCGGCGCCGGACCACCCCTATTTCTGAAGAAGAATTGGCCGCAGCTCGCAGAACTGCAAATCGTCGTGAAGAACATATTCGGTACCTTTTGGCTCAGCTCGAGAATGCTCGGGCGGCCACCGCTCGTAGTCCCAAGCGTCAAAGGAGGTAAGGACAGTCTTTCGGTTCGTGGCGGTCCATGAGAAAGTCGGCCGTGTCAATGAAGAGGCTCAGCTCCCAGATTGTGCCGATTGTCGGACACCACGGTTTGTACCCCCCTGGAACGAGACTCGAGTCATTCTCAGCCCCTTCGTCAAAGTGGATAGGGTGCCAGTTCGGCAGCCACCGGGCCGTTCCCAGGTTCTTGAGCGAGTCGTCGACGAATACATGCGTCTGCACCTTTGAAAAGTCCTGGTACGCAGCCGCCTCTGGCTTGAGCGGTGTGTCGAGAAGGTTCGACCCTGGGCAGACCAGTCCGACATCGTCACCGATGACCCGTGCGACCCTACGACACCACGACTCTGGTGCGTTTGAAAAGAGCGTCACGTCCCAGCCCTTTTTGGTAAAGTCGTGAATCTCCTTGGCTTCAGTCTGGAAATCAGGCGCGTAAATAACCTCAGCCAGGTGGTCCATGAGCCGGCTGTCATAAACCTTCTCATTGAAGTCGCTCGTGTCTATTCCGAATGAATGCGTCAGACCCCGGGCCGTGTGCCCGTGCGTCAAGTACAGGATACGGTTGACGTTCCGGGGGTCCTTGCAGTCCGGAAGCTTGTTCTGGACGTACCGGACGCAATTGTCTTTGACGTGCGCCAAAAGCAACTTGTCCCGGACGATGACGCCATCGATGTCGAGCAAGAGAGACTTGACTGCCATTTAGTCAAGAGACGGTTATTCTCTTTAAAGAGTTGAGTAGTGATGTGGGTAGTATGGCGCTCAATGTTATCAAGATTAGTCCTTCTGCATCTCTCCCAGTTCGCTCGTCCGCGGGCGCTGCTGGTTACGACCTATTCAGCATCGATAATTACGTTGTCCTACCAGGCCGCCGTGTCGTCGTATCGACCGGCATCACAGTTCAGCTCCCGCCGGGAACTTATGGACGTATTGCACCTCGCTCTGGACTGGCCGTGAAGCACGGGCTAGACACGCTGGCGGGCGTCATCGACCCGGATTACACCGGTGAGGTCAAGGTTGTCCTGCAGAATCTGGACGCCGTGCAGCCGTTCGTTATCCGGCCTGGTTACCGCATCGCTCAGCTCATTCTGGAAAAGTATGAGACGGCCGAGGTCATAGAGATTCCGGGCGAGTGCACGGGGCTCGTGACCGAGCGCGGCGCGGCTGGTTTCGGGTCGACTGGAATTTAAAAATACTGTACTATTAAAATGTTCGCCTGTTTCAGAAAGTCTTGCAAGACCAAGAGCGCTAGCCCGCGTCGCAAGACCCCAAGCCCGCGCAAGAGCCCTCCGCGCAAGGTGGTCGGTTTCACCAAGGCGTCGGGCGCTTACGTTTTCAAAGCCAAAAATGGAACGCTCGAGACTAACAATCACCGCCAGGTTAAATACGTTGTGAACAAAAAATACCCAGAGTTTACAGGTTACTATACACTGCCCGAGTTCAAAGCTCTCGCAGCCGCACCAAGCTGGAACTTCAAGATAAAAACCTAAACCCCTAAACTATCATGGAGAACGCGTTCCAGGCTGTAGCCTGGGACGGTCAAGATCAAGACGATCAATTTACCATTCGCATCTTTGGAAGATCTGCAGATGGTAAATCGGTTTCACTGGGCACTCCGTTCTGCCCGTACTTTTATGTCAAGCCCGGACCTCGTACGACGGCCCAGACTGTTCGGGCATTCATCAAAGAGAATGCGTGGCGCGGGCTCGTCTCTTGTGAGGTCAAGGACGGTCATGACTTGTGGGGATTCCAGAATGGCGCCCTCGCCAAGTTTGTCCGGTGTGAATTCAAGACTCATAGGGCGTTGCGTAGCTTGGCGTACGGTATCGACAACGCAAAGTGGTCCGAACTCTCTGGCTGTCGCGTCTATGAGGCAAATATTGACCCGGTACTACGTTTCATGCACTGTTCGGGTGTGAGCTCGACTGGCTGGGTCGACCCGGGCATTTGCGAGCCTGACGCAGCGACAGCCTGCGACGTGAATCTGTGGGCACCAAACTGGCGTTTCGTGACTCCTCTTGACCGGAGCGACATCGCGCCCCTTCGAATCATGTCGTTCGATATTGAGTGTTACTCGAGTACAGGCGCCTTCCCTGACCCTCGGAACCCTTCTGACGTCATCTTCCAGATTGGTATGACGACCAAAGCGTTTGGCCAAGAAGGCTTTTTGGACCGCAAGTGCCTCTGCCTGAAGGAGACCGCCGGACCGGACGTCGAGTGTTTCGAGTCTGAAGCGGCTCTCCTCGAGGCTTTCCAGACATACCTGCAGAAGATTGACCCGGACATTATCACCGGCTGGAACATCTTCGGCTTTGACCTCGAGTTTCTGCATATGCGCGCCGTGCGCACAGGCGCAAGCACGGTCTGGGGCCGTCTGAAGGACTGTCCGATTGAGGAGGTCACAGTCAAGAATCTGAGCTCGAGCGCTCTCGGTAACAACGAGCTCAAGATGACACCCATGAAGGGCCGGTACGTCTTTGACCTCTTTCAGGATGTGAAGCGCGAGCACAAGCTAGAGAGCTACAGCCTCAATAACGTCTCGAAGCACTTTCTGAAAGATCAGAAGAATGACATGCCGGTCAAAGAGATTTTCAGCCGGTACAAAGAGGGCGACCCGGCTCGGCTCGGTGAGGTGGCGGCGTACTGTATCAAGGATACGGAACTGCCTCACGCGCTCATGGAGAAGCTGTGCCAGATTCAGAACCAGGTTGAGATGGCCAAGGCGTGTTGGGTCCCTCTGAGCTTTCTGAGTGAGCGTGGTCAGCAAATCAAGGTGTTTAGTCAGATGGCGTACAAGGCCCGTCAGCTCAACTTCATCATCCCGACGTTCCGGAGGCCCCCCGTCGCGGCAGGTGGCGATGACGGCTATCAAGGCGCGACGGTCCTCGAGGCTCAGACGGGAGCTTACTACGGCCCCATCACTGCACTCGACTTTGCGAGCCTGTACCCGAGCATCATGTGCGCCGAGAATCTGTGCTACTCGACGCTCGTCCTCGATGAAAAGTACGACAACTTGCCGGGCGTCACCTACGGCCAGTTCGGACCGCACAGGTTTGCGCAGACCGCCGGAAATGGTGAACCCATTTCCTCCCTTCTCCCCACCATCCTCATGGATCTCAAAGCGTTTCGCAAAAAAGCCAAGAAGCTCATGGCGGCTGCGGAAGGGACTCCTATGGAGGCGGTTTACAACGGTCAGCAATTGGCCTACAAAATTAGTATGAACTCGATTTACGGATTTACCGGCGCTTCGAAAGGCATGCTTCCATGTGTCGCCATCGCGTCCACGGTTACTATGCGCGGCCGGCAGATGATCGAAGAGACGAAGAACTACGTCGAGGCCAACTTTCCAGGTGCAAAGGTGCGCTACGGCGACACCGACTCGGTGATGGTAGAGTTTGACGTTGAGGGTCGGAAGGGTCAGGATGCCATAGACTACTCGTGGAAGCTCGGTGAAGCGGCTGCCACGGCCTGCACGAAGCTCTTCAAGGCGCCGAACGACCTCGAACTCGAAAAAGTGTACTGTCCGTACTTTCTGTACTCGAAGAAACGCTACGCTGCCAAGATGTACGAGGGAAAGACCAGTCCCGATGGGACTGTGAAGGTGACATTCAAAAAGATTGACGTCAAGGGTCTGCAGGTGGTCAGACGCGACAGCTGTCCTTTCGTCCGTGAAACTCTCAAGGGTCTCTTGGGTCAGATTCTCGAGTCGAGCGACCCCGTTCCGGTCATCGAGACGGCTCGCGCCGCAGCCAGGGACCTCATGCAGGGTAAGGTGCCCATCGAGAAACTCCTGATGAGCAAGCAGCTCGCCAGTGAGTACAAGGTGCCGATGCCTCATGTGGCTGTCCGGGACAAGATTCGGGCACGAGCACCAGGTTCGGAGCCTCAACAGGGTGACCGTGTGGCGTTTGTGATCGTGACGGGACCTGGTCGGATGTATGAAAAGGCGGAAGATCCCGCCTGGGTACGGGAGAAGAGTGTACCACTCGACTATCAGTACTACTTCACCAACCAGTTCAAAAAGCCGGTACAGGACCTCCTCGAGCCGCTCGTCAGTCCTGAACTGATTTTCGACAAGAAATTCATGGCCAAGACTGAGAGTACGACGGAGGTGGCGGCGCGGAAAGCTTTTCTGGCGATGTTCGGTGCCAAGGTCAATAAACAATAACGCCTAGGTAGTAGTATGGAGAAGCAGATCCTTGACTTGATCGAGGATGAGGTGACCCGCCGTGTGCAGCTACGCATGGCGACTGCTCTCGAGGTGATATCGGAGCTGTACGAAATCCCCATGGCCAGGCTCATCAAGGACACCGTCAGCCTCGACACGACCGTCTGCAAGGGCATCCTCAAGTCTGGCAGGCGCTGTCTCAAGACGCCCTTCGCGAATGGGTTCTGTAAGTTTCACCGGAAGCAGGGCCCTGAAGAACCGGCACCTCCGGCCGAGCCGGAAGAAGGTCCAGCACCTTGGGACTCTTAGAGAAATAGGACGCACTTAATTTAATGTCGAAATCAGAAGTTCTCTTGTCGAGCCTTGAACGATTTTTCGACGTGCCCGAAAACAGGGCTCAGCTTCATGAAATTCTGGGGGGACGGAGTAGCCGCCCCGGAATTTCACTTCGTAAATTGGAGTGGTTCGTGACCAACTACTCCAAGAATCAGCACGTGACGTACACGGCCCCGAACGGCAAGATGTTCACGGTCCATGTCGCGTACAAGTCGAGTCTGGATGGCTACTCGAAGAAGCTCTTTGACCCTTTTTGTCGGACGGCCCGCATCGAGTTTCAGGGTTTGACGACGACCGTCGCCCAGCTCAACTTCATCAAGTGGTGCATCACCAACGGCATCATCGGGTACCTCATCAAGCAAATGGCAACCGCGCAAAGCCATCCCGAAAGTCCAGAACCGTGTATCCATAGTAGAACAGGTACAGATTGTATCCCTGTGTAATCTGGGACGTGTAAGCAGGATTGAAGTTTAGGGTCAGTGTACTCGTCTGTGAATTTAACTTTGAAAAGTCTAAAAATCCACCCTGATTGTACTCCTTGGGCGTCAACCCGAAGGAGTACATGTAAATGTTGCGCGAAGGCGCCGACAAGGCGTGCTCCAAAGGCTGTTTAAAGGAGTAGTACAGGGACCCCTGGAACGTACTCAGAATGTCAATGTTATTGAGCGTAATCTTTGCGTTATCAATCACATCGATGTAGTTGTTCGGGATGTTGTTCGATGACTGGAAGGCGAGCGCCACACCCGTCTGAATGTAATCTGTCGTGTACCCGTAATTGTACCGGGTGTCATAGTACAGACCGCTCGGTGCTCCTGTCGGGTCTCTGATTGACTCGTAATTTTTGTTCCGAAAGAACCAGAACAGACTCTGTACCGGGAAATTGGCTGTGAGCTGGAGCTGAGGCGCGCCACCCGAAAACTCGAGTGTAGACTCCTTTTTGACCTTGGGCACTATGTACCTGAGTTGGGTGTTCTGATAGTACAGTTTCTCCTTGTTATCCAAAAGAATCTCCTCTGTGATGAGTCGAGGGTTGGTCATGTCAAAGTTGGTCGTGGCGTTGGACCACCAGTACACGGGATGAAACGTGAATCTGACGTACAATTTCTGATTCCACATGGCACACAGAGGGAAGTGGGGTTTGCGAATGCGCTCACGGTCAGTGTTCGCGTGTGAGTGGCGCCGACAGAAAAAGAACTCGAGCGGGCAGACGACGTCGATGTTAGTCCCTGTGGTCGACAAAGACACGTTAGAATTCAGGCCGCCGACCACGCTAAACATACCCTTTTGCTCATCGGCATCGAGGAACACCTGGTCACGGATGATGAACCAGTCGTCATAGAGCGTCTCGATGACCGTCTCATTCACCAGCAGGTCAACCTGCTTTATGAGGGCCCGACCTATGTTCTCATTGATGGAGTAGCCCGTACCCTGTCGAGGAATTGTGCATTTGAAATACATATTCGACAAGAGATGCCCCATGGTGGTCGGCAGAAGTTCTATCTGGATTGTCTGGTTCTGGTAAGTGGGACTAGCAGGAGGGAAGGGTATAACACGTTGATACATTACAAAGTTTGTGTGCTGTTTGAATTCTGGATTCCATTTCGATTTACCATAGTCCCTATTCGACATGAACTCGTCTTGGGGTCCGGTGGCTGCCAGAGAGACGACCGAGCCGGTACTGAACCCGCGGTTCTTCACCTCGATCATATTCACGGGGGCGGTTGGTTGATCACCTATGTCGGTGTTCAGGTCGCGCATGTACTTGGTGCGCTTCCCTCCAAAGACTGCCGGGTTGATCTCGACTGGAGGCATGTCTCGCAAATTTGAAGTGGAAATTGTACCCGGCTCGAATATGCTGACAAACTTGGGCTCGACGACCATGGCCGCACCTCCTTTGACGTAAATGCGCCGGCCCGTGTTCGGTACCGGCTTGCGGTCCAGAGGCTCGAAGACCGCAGTGTTCGACGCGTCAGAATTGGTGAATGCGTTCGCTTGAACATTAATTTCCGTAATTTTAGACGGTCCAATGGTTGGCAGACCAACCAGGTACCACCCGACAGCCGTGCCATCTGGAGGTGGCGCGCTAAAGAAAAATGTGGGCCGGCCAGAGTCAACCACGTAGTACCCGTAGATGGACCCGGACCTCTGCTGACTCGGAAACTGGTCTTGGCCGGGAGGATAAAGGAAGGCGCCTTGGGCGTGTGTCGTGCCTTCTACGTACTGATTTGTGTCCGTCTGGAATGTGAATTTCCAGTTGTACGGCTCGCTTGTCAGTCCCGTGGTGTCCACAACCCCCGAGCCCAATTCGGCCCGGGCCGACACGCGCAAGTTACCCACTATACCCGGGAGGCCTACGATGCTCCACCCTTTATCGACCGAGAACCCTGGCCAGGTGGTCGTGGCGTAGAAGGTGAGCTCCGTGGGTCCTGTCGGCTTGTAAAATCCAGAGACTGACGTGGTCTTGGCAGACTCTTCGACCAGCGCCACCTTGGAAGGTGCCGGGGCGGCGGCAGGAGGCGCCATCGGCGTGACCGCCTGACCGTCTGTATTTGGGGCTGGCGCCGCCACGTCCCGCCGGTCTCCGAAAATTGCCGACAGCACCTTATTCTGAATTTTCTGTTCAAATTCGATGATGTGATATTTGTTCATGGCGTCCCATATGGTATCCATCTACTGTAATTCAGTGATATTATTAATCCACAGTTGGGTCACACTCGTCGCCTTGAGTGCTGCGCGCTCAGATTGCCGTTTGGTGACCAGAGCCGTGAGCTTATTCACCTCCTCCTTGGTGTACTGGTACGTCTTGATATCGAGCAGCTTGGGCCACAGGTCCTCGGCGTATTTTTCACGCTTGAGCTGTGTATGGATATTCTCCAATGGCACGTTGAACACCGAGAGCTTGGGAGTCACCGCCACGTCCCGGATGAACCTGGCCTTCTCTGACAGCCACCCAATTTCAGAATCGAATTGCTTGAGGAGCCACGCCTTGCGCTTCTTGTACACCTCGAGCCGCATACCGATGTAGTCGACCAGAATCTCCTCCGGACTCTCGTATTTCTTGACCGCCCCGTTAGGGCCGATGAGGTACATGTTGGAGGTGTGAATCGTCTTGGTCAGGCCTAGCTCCTTGGTGGCAGCCTCGAGTGTGAAGGTGGGACCCCAGATGTGAAAGTCAGGAGCCGTCTCAGTCGAATGGTTTTCAAACTTCTGGATTGTGCCCTTTTCGACCAGGTCATCCAGATGCTCCTTGAAATCCTGGATCCACTTTCCGGGAGGTAGCTCAGTCACGTGGAGCCGAGACCCCTCGCCGTGCACCACACCTTCGAGCACCCATGTATGGTCCTTGGTCTTGGTCACCTTACCCTTGAACCCCTTGAAGTGCGGGACCATGGGCACCATCGCCACCTGCTTCAGAGCACACATGATGTTGTGCTTCACGATTTCGATGTCGTACGGAGGTACATAGCAACTGAAGCCGGTACCGATACCCTCCGCACCGTTCACCAGAATCATGGGCACAATGGGCACGTAGCAGACCGGCTCAACCTGCTGTCCATCATCCATGACGTATTCTAGGACAGAATTGTCAGCAGGATCGAAAATCTTGCGGGTCAGAGGAGCCAGACGAGTGAAGATGTAACGGGCGCTGGCTGCATCCTTGCCACCTGCCAGACGCGTGCCAAACTGCCCGCTCGGCTCCAAAAGGTTCAGATTATTGGCACCGACGAAATTCTGAGCCAAATTCACAATGGTGCCTTGCAGGCTCGCCTCGCCATGATGATATGCCGTCTGCTCAGCCACGTAGCCTCCGAGCTGCGCCACCTTCATGTCGCTCGTCAGGTTTTTCTTGAGACACGCGTAGATCACCTTGCGCTGAGAGGGTTTCAGACCGTCCGCCACGTGTGGAATCGAGCGCTTGATGTCCTCGGCGCTAAAGTTGGCCAGGTCACGATGAACAAAGTCGGTGACCGAGATGGCCTTGACGTGACCGTACGGCACGCCAGCTGGTGGGGAGGCCATGTGCGCTGTGAGCCACCCCTTGCGGTCATCAGCCTGAGCCTTTGAGAATGCCAAAGTCATCGACTCGTTCATGTGAGGATCAGCCCCGAAGGCGACCGTGAGCCGCTCGATCTGCTTGAAATACTCCTTGGCTTCTGTGCTCGTCGAAGTGCCCAGACCCTTGTAGTACTTCACCGGACCGCTTGCGGTCCGTGGGCCGGAGGCCCCTCCAGAGATGGCTTCGCCAACGGCAGTCGCTTGCGACTGCCGGTATTCCTCTTCCGTAAAATACCACACCTTGCCCGCCTTGATGACTGGGGTGACCATCGACACCACAAACCCCAGACGGATCAATCCTGGCCAGTACACGTGGAACATATTTAGGACCAGGCCCTTGATGTGGCTCCCGTCCAGGTCTGCATCGGTCATGATCATCAATCGGCCGTAGCGCAATTCTCTCAACGAATTGTAGACCTTGCCATGCTGGAGCCCGAGGATCTTCTTGAGGTTGGAAAACTCCTCGTTGTCGGTCACCTGTTTTACAGACGCGTCCCGTACATTGCGCGGCTTGCCCCGGAGTGGAAACACGCCATACGCATTGCGGCCTACAACGCTCAGCCCGGCAATGGCCAGCGCTTTCGCCGAGTCGCCCTCCGTGATGATAAGTGTGCAATCGTGACTCCGGTGCGTGCCCGCCCAGTTGGCGTCATCGAGCTTCGGAATTCCAGTAACGCGAGATTTCTTGGACCCGTCAGTCTTCTTGAGCTCCTTTTCGACCAGAGAGAGACCCTTCGAGACCAGGTCATCGAGGACACCCGTAGCGAGCACGTCTTTGATGAATTTTGGTTTCAAATCAATGGCATCCTGAATCTTTGAAGTGCATTCCGCCTTGGTCTGACTGCTGAAGGTTGGGTTGACGACCACTGCCCGTACAAACACAAAGAGGGACGCCTTGATCTGAGCCGGCTTGAGCGTCGCACACCGCTTGTCCGCGACTATCGCGTCACAGAGCGCCTTGACAACCTTGTCGACGTGGCTTCCACCCTTGGTGGTGGCGATGCCGTTGACCCATGAGCACTGCTGGAAGCCTCCACTGGTCGAGTGACCGACCACCACCTCGAGAGAAGTCCCTTCGGTGTGCATCTTGGCGATCGGCACGTCACCCAAGTGCATCTGAGCGTACTCTTCAAGGTTTTTGACCTCGATCAATTTCTGATTGAAATAGACCCGGGCCTTTGAACACCACATGGCGGCGTCCCATGTACGCTTCTCCACGAGCTTCAGAAAGTCACCCGTACCACCGAAGCGCTTCCATTCAGGTTCGAACCCGACCATGACGTAAACGGGGCCGGACTCGGTCGTGATTTCAGGGTCACCCACCTTGCTCATGTTGTTGGTCCAAGTCTGCTCATAGACTTTCTTGCCGTCACTAATTTTGATCCTAAATAGGGAGCTGAAGACATTGGCCAACTTGGCACCGTACCCGTTGCGCCCACCCGTCACACGCTGCTCCTCGTCGTTGTAATTGGAGCTGGTCAGAAGGTGCCCAAAGATGAGCTCGGGGATCCAAAGTGGCTTGCCGTCCGCTCCCTTCTCGGTCGCGTGCTTCTTGATCGGCACGCACACTCCTGTATTTTGAACTGAAATTACTCCACCCTTTTGAATTTCAACCTTGATTTCAGTCACCTTCTTGGGGTGGAGCGAGTACTGGTCGATCGCGTTGACCAGAACCTCGTCGAAGATCTTCACCAACCCAGGTGAAACAGATACAGTATCATGTCCAAATACGCCGGTCCCAGACCTGACCCAATGGGCCGCGGACTCGGGGGCGAGAGACCCCACATAGGTGTCGGGTCGCTTGAGAATATGCTCAACGTGACTGAGCCGTTCATACTGTTGCATCTGACTATACCGAGGTCGGACCCTTTATTTTCTCACTTGATGTCAGGACAAGATGCAGGTCGATACGCTCTTGATTATAGTTGTGCTTCTGATGATGACGTCAGTCGTCGTGGCCCTCGCAGTACTCATTTTTTCAGGGCCCTTGGAACCCGCCCCAATTTTGGCCCCGAATTTTGAGTGCTTCGTTATCAACATGACCAAGAACCGTGACCGCATGATCAATTTTGACAAGCAATACAACCGCTCTGATCTGGCTGCCCGTCCGTACACCCGTTTCGAGGCTATCAACGGTGCGGCGATGGGTGAAAAGATGCGCGAGTTTGTCACTCCCAAAGTTTGGATGGGGATGAATTACCTTCAGAAAATGAAGACGCGTCTCGGGGATGGACAGCTCACCCCAGGTATGATTGGCTGTTACTTGAGCCACTACGCAATTTACAAACAAATTGTAGAGGACAAGTTGCCGTACGCCATCATCTTTGAGGATGACGCGACGATCCATCCACGAATTTACTCCCGAAAAGTACAGTCAATAGTCGAGCCGGATGGAACGTACCCACTTGATTGGGACATTATCCTACTCGGCCATTGGTGCAAGAAGTGCGTACCGGTCACAAATGACTATACGAACGTCCAGTACTTTTGGGGTCTGCACGGCTATATGGTGAGTCAGCAAGGTGCCCAGAAACTCATCAACCTGCGTGAAGATGAAATTAGCATGCAAATTGACCACTACATGAGCTATCTGGCGCAGAAGGGCCAGCTCAAGATTCTGGCCATCCACCCGTCCTATGTCGTCCCGGGCAACTTCGGGACTGACCTCCAGATGCAGGTGGCAACTATGACTAAATTTTAAGGCCCAAATACGTGGTCATAGAACCCACCGAATTGCAGGAGCAGGTGAGCCACGAAGAACAGCACAAAGTTCCCACCCGTGGCGAGACCTATACCGGCCCAGTCCTCCTCGTGATTCCAGGCAACCGCACCCTCCCCGATGGCTGCGAGAGCCGCGAAGACGAGACCCTCCTTCACGAGCACGCCAAATCCCTGTGGATGCCCGTGCTGCGCAGCAATCGCCAATATTACCATGACAAATATGAAACCGAATGCCAGGTAGGACACGGGTTTCGAAAGGGTCTTCTTCTGGGCCGCTTCACCCTGAGACAGGTTCTCATCACCCATGGTGGCCGCATTGAACCCGCTCAGCTCTCTGAAGACGTTATAGGCGAAGAATAGTAAAAATGTGAAAAAGGCAATGTTCGGTATGAGGTTGTCGTGACCTCGCACGTGAGCCACGTAGGACAGGGCTGCGGCTGACGTGGCCCCCACGAGGAACGAGTCCCAGAGGAACTTGCGTGGATGTTCCGAGACGTACTCTTTGTGCCCGTTTATGAAGGCGAGAACCAAGAGTGCGGTGAGCAAGGCAAACTTGCCGTATTTTATGACGTTATAGAAAACGGTCGACGAGCCCGGCGACTCCATTACTTCTTGCGCAGAAGATAATACCCGAGAGCCGCGATGACGATGGACCACCCTGCTACGTGGTCGACACGGTCCATCACGGCAATCTTTTCGGGAGGCAGTTCATTGAACGCCTCTTTGTAGCCTTGCGGCTTGAAGGGCAGCCAGATAAGGCGACCGAACGGCACCGCCGTGGGTTGGAGCTTGTTCTGACAGTCGTAGCTCCAGTCGTACCACGCCAAGGCGATGTACGGGAACCACAAAAGGAACACGAGGACCCAGAGGCTCTTGGGTGGCAGGTACCAATAGCCACCCGCCAATACTGCGCTGAAAATCACACACTTTATATTAAACTCGAACGGTTTCCCAGGGAAAATGCCACCGGCCATCACTTACCTTTTCTGAACAAAAAAAGGATGAGACCGAACAGGACCACGAGCATAACCCAGAATTTCAGATCAAAAAGGGGCTCACCGCACCCAGACGTCCAAAAGTCAAGTGCGTCCTCGACGGTCATCTGGGGTTTGTCTGTATGGGCATTGACTATGTTGTGAGCCCGGACAGACCACGTGAAAATGTCCGACCGGGTGCCGTCGGTCGGGAAGGGGAGCTGCTCGAGAACCTCGGCAAAATGCACGCGGCACATGGGACACGGGAGCGTCCCGAGGTAGCTGTCGACGAGAGCCTTCACAGCACCGACGTCGTCTGAATAAAGACAGGCCAGGTGAAGGGTCCCCCAAAAGTAAGGGCCGAATTTCTTAGGACAAATACCCATCTCTACTAAAATATCCGAAAATAATAATGGATTCGCACCTCATCGCGGCGCTGATCCGGAGCCTTGAGCAAGAGCCGGCTCTGTCTGCTGTGGACCTGGTGCGTCGGACCAAAATCATCGTCAAGACGTGTAGCGACAAAAACACGAATGAACGAATTTTAATCACAAAAATCCTCATGATAATTTCGATGGGTCGTGGTGACATGTATGATGTCGTGCCGTCCGAAATTATGCACGGTGTTAGGGCTTTGATAGATGGGGGCCTGGTTGGTCAAGTTGCTGACGAAATCAAGGTCAGGACACCCTGGTGCGACTGCTTCTGCTAAAAACCTCCACGGAGCCGAAGCACGAGGTGCAAGGTCGACTCTTTCTGGATGTTGTAGTCGGCCATGGTCCGGTCGTCCTCGAGCTGCTTGCCTGCGAAAATGAGCCGCTGCTGATCGGGCGGGATGCCTTCTTTGTCTTGAATTTTAGCCTTCACATTGGCGATTGAGTCACTTGATTCAACCTCGAGTGTGATAGTCTTGCCGGTCAGAGTCTTCACGAAGATCTGCATTGGTTAATATGCGTTCATAATTTTTAAGCCTAGTCACAACAAAATATTGATAAAGTTATATGCCTTCGTATATTAGACGAGTCGTCGCTGGAGAATACAAACCCTCTAAATATTCGAGTTACACGTCGTATAGACGGTCCCCAAACTCACCTCAGCGTAGTCCATCGCCGCCCAGGCGCGTTTGGACCCAGAACGAGTGGAACAATGAGCTCGCGAGACGTGAAGAGGTGCGCGTCGCAAACAATTGGATCAGGGCAGAACACGCCGCGGCTAAACAGATGCTGAAGGTGCGTGTTGAAAAGGAGAGACTTGAGAGGGAAGCTAAACGCATTGCAAATGCCGCCAAAAAACTGCAAGAACGGAATAATCGTCTGGCTGCTGCCGCGGCAGCAAACTTGAATAACGCAAAAAACCTGAATAAAGTTTTCAAGAACAACAAGACGATACTCGGCCGCTTGAGGGCCCGTCTGCGCCGTTGAAAAAAAAACGTGTTCTGTCCAGGTTAGGGTCTCGAACCACCACACCCATTCCACCCAAAACAACCATGGACCTCCAGAAGCTCCGCCCTACCTACAGCCAGTGGCGCGCACCCCTCTCCTCGGCGGCGGAAGGGAGAGCTCGGGCCGCCTCGGCACCCCCTGCTTCAACCGCAAAGCACCTCTCGCACCCTCCCAAGGGTAAAGGGGGTCCCCTCTGGCAGCAGTTTTACAACGACGCGGTGGCAAAAAACCACCCCTACCCTGAAAAGCTGGCTGACACCCTTCTGCGCTCGCGCGAACACGCCCAAGAAATAGAGGCAAAAAAGCACACCGTCAAGGAGTACACAGGGGTGCCGAAAATGCAGGAGACGGTCGCGGTCAACAAGGGGAAGGTGAAGGCACCTAAAGCAGTACTGCACGACGCGCTCCGCTGCAAGGCGCTGACCCTCGAGGGCCGTCGCTGCACCTTCAAGTCCACCTGCGGCGAGTTCTGCAAGAAGCACAGCGTGGAAAAAATGTAATCAAACCTTCTTCAAATAAAAAGGATCTTCTATAATAGTCCATGTCCATAGGTAGAATCTATAAAATATCCAACAACTTCAACACTCAGGCTTATATAGGACAGACATGGGGACCCCTAATCAAGAGGTTCAAAGAACACTCGAGAAGTACTGGGGCTCCTAGACTTCACAATTCCATTACCAAGCATGGATCATCTAATTTCAAAATAGAATTGCTTTGGGAGGATGAATGTACACAAGCGGAACTCGATGCCAAAGAGTCACGTGGAGATACACCTCTCAAATAAATTCTTGATGTATTTCAATGGAAATGGAATGGAACTACGTCTGGGCCGCCCTGGCTATCAACTTTCTTATCGTCTGGCTCGTCCCGCGCGTGATAAAGAAACCCACAGGCATCCAGGTGATAGATGATACAGTCCTGTACCTGAATTCGACCAAGAGCTTTCTGCTCGCTAGTTCCATAGTCGTCGCTCTGGTCGTGTACGGCGCGCACTACTGGGTCGACTCCCAGTCGGGCGGCGGTGACGGTCCCAAATCTCCCAGTCCCGATTTTTAATCTGAAATTAGAGTAATATGAATCAGCCCCCCGTACCTGCACCCCTCAAGGCGGCTGTCGGTAACGTCATCACGGGCACGAACGCCCTGGCGACTTCGAACACGGGCAACAAGAACCTTGCGGCCGGTCAGAACCTTGCCGCCAACCTGAATCGCGTCAACGTCGCCAACACCAAGGCGGCTAACGCCTTCAACGCGGGTGTCAAGAACATCAACAAGACGCTCAACACCACCAACCTGAACCAGAAGCTCAAGAACAACCTAGTGACGGCCCAGAAGCACTTCACCTCGGCCGCAATTAACGCCGCTGCGAACCAGCCCATCAAGGCGGCGAACCACGCTCGTCGTGGCATCGGCGCGCTCAAGAATTACATTGGTGCCAACCAGGCCAACATGTAACCTGGTCCATGAGCTCACGCGTGTGCGCATGGTCCCACGTCGTCACCTTCTTCTGAAAGCAGTCCTGGAGGTGGGCCTGCAAGACCTCCGAGTCTGGGTGACCCCAGTTGTGCTCTTTTTTGAACAAAAAATCGTCAAAGCCAATAGGGCCAGTAGTGCATGGCACGACCCATGGTGTCTTGACGTATTCCTTCAGGCCACCAAAGTCTGTAATAACGACGGGCTTGTTCCGTAGCGCCGCCTCAACGGCCCCCATTCCGACACCCTCGGAGTGTGAGCAATTGACATAGCAATGACCCTGGTCGTGCACCTTTTCGAGATCCTCAGGACTCAGCAGACCGTTGATGATGGTGACACCCGGGACCCGCCAGTCCACCGGAGCCACACACGTCGCCTTGAGGACAAGGTGGGCCGCATCCCTGAACTCACAGCGGAGGTACGCCTCGATGAGCTTCTTGATATTCTTACGCGGGTCTAGGATGTTCCCTACCGAGTAGAACACGTAGGGGGTGGTGGGTGCCGGCGCCCGTGGAACCTTGGTCGCTGACCAGTGACGCAAGAGGGACCACTTGGTCGTTGGGAATTGCTTCTCAAGAATTTGCCTTGAAAATTCACTCGGCACGTGAATCTCTGGGTACCTGCTCAGAATCCCGTAGCACTCGTTGACCGGCTCGGTTTCACACACGGTCATCATAGTCCAGTCGGTACAGAAGGGTTTGTAGTACCGGTCAAAGAGATCGAGCTGGTCCTGGATCGGAAGGACGAAGGCGAACCCACGGTCATAGACGGCCCGCTTGGGGCGCTGGCCGAGCTGACAGTACTCGGAGTCCGGGACGAGCTCGGTGTACTGCTTGGTCACCTGGCCAATACCGGCCAGAAGTTGGGGACCCACAAAGAGCCACATTGGTATTTAGGCGAACCACGCCCTTAAGAGGGCCACTCTGAACTCGAGTGAATTTGAAAACACAATTCTTAGGAGGACCTCTCGGCCGAGTCTGTCCAGAGGGGTCACGAAGGGTGTCAGCCATGACGCGAGCCAAATGGCATCTCTCATCACTCTAACCGGTCTTCAGATTTTTCTTTTCTCTGGAAGTAGCAGGACCAGATGGCTGCGTACGTACTGGCTATGACGGCCGCCGAGCTCTTTGGAAACAGTCACCTCAAGTGGTACACTGAGAACGGTTCAGGACACCACTTGGGTTTAGGGATTTTGGCATGGGCAACTGTCCTCTTTTTTCTGGTGAAGAGTCTGGCGACCAAGTCGATGATGTGGACGTGCATCATGTGGGAGGCGGCCATCGTCATCGGCGGCGCCCTCGTGGCTTATTTTGTTTTTGGAGAGAAATTAGAACACTGGATTCAATGGCTGGGTGTTCTACTGGCGTTGGGTGCGGCCATCTGCATCAACTGGAATTGTGGAGATAAATAAGTAATTGAATTCTGGACGAGGAATAATCACGTCATATCCAATTTCCTTCATAAAATTGGAAATCTCCTCCTTTGCGTCATCGAACATTTCTACATAGATGGCGGGTCGCCACGTCTCGAGGATGCGCCGAGCACCCTTGAGGACCTCGATTTCATGATGCTCAACATCGAGCTTGATGAAACTGGGCACTCCCGAATACACGTCATCCAGTTTTTTGACCGTCGCCTTGCGAGGGGCGGTGTCGTGACTGGCGTTTTTGTGAATGGACGCTCCTCCATAATTGCAAAAAGGTCCGTCGTGACGCGGAACGTACATCTCGAGCTCCGACTCCGTCGAAGAAAGACCGTACGGATGGACCGTCACGGGATGCGCCAAGACGTTCTGCTTGACATTTTTGGTGATGACCTCGTGGAAAAGAGGCTCGAAGCTGTGGACCGGTCCATAATCGGAGAACATAAGGGCATTCCACCCTATATTACCGCCTATATCGAGAATATCAGTTCCGGGTTTATACACGCGTGGGATGTCGTGACGCATCCAGCCATCCCACTCCTGACCTCGCCGCAGCGCCCCACCGATATACTGGTCGTCACGTATGACGCTCACAGTGAACTTCCCTACTGGGACTTCGTCGGTCACGAACATTGTATAATAAAGGTCAGACCCCTTTATTATACAAGATGGACTCATTCCACAAGCACATCCTAACACGACTTGATAATTTAGAAGCGGAATTGAGCGAGCTCCGAACAGTGACGTGGCCGGTCTGTCAGGGCATCATCGATGAAAAGACGGGACCGCTCGACAACATACCACAGAAGCGGCGTTTTTTTAGATTTATACACTTGGACGATATACGCAATCTGCTACGAACCAAGGCGCGCTTCATGGGAATCTCCCCAAGTTTAGTCGTCGCAGAACTTCAACAGGTGCTGGTAGAGGTGCCTCGGGTGGACGCATGACGAGTGGCGTCTCACCGTCTGTATGAAGGCCCTTTTCGATGAGCTGGGTGAATGCGTTCGCGTCAACCTGGAACTTGCGTGGGTCTTTCCAGTGTGCAAACGTCAGATGCTTCATGGCGACCTGGGCACCATCACCGAAGCTCGAGAGGTGCCAGCCGGCAAACTGAAAGCAGGGGAACTTCCACCGATTATCCCGGAGATGGTTGGGGCCGACCCGACGAAACAGTTCGGCGTTCGTAATGACGGTGCCGAACCATGGTTCGCCCGTAAAGAGATATTCGAACGAGTACACGTACATCCACATATGGACCGCCGTGATGATGTGTGGAAGCTTCTCGAACGGCACCTTGGTCATGTCTGGAATTTCATCAACGTCAGAGACCATGACGATCGCTTCGTTAGGGACGTCGGTCAGACCTCGCAGGATGCACTCGCGCTGGTATTTTTCACGCGACCATGGGTTCTCATCCTTGGGTGATTCGGCAGCCGAAACTATCACGTGTGTAATTTTGTGAGACCATTTAGCGTAGCGTTCTTTATTTTTCTGAAAGAAAAGCTCCTTTGGCCCACCGGCGTGATTCACCTCCGACTCGACCAGGACGAACCGGTCGACCCAGGGTTCGAGAACCTCTAGGCGGAGTTCTAGAATATCGAGTTCATTGTAGAACATAAAAGAATCGACAATCATATATGTAGTTAAAAGTGGTCATCTTTTAAGTACATAAATGGATTTGACGATAGTGACGAGTCACTGGAAGGAGAACCTAGAGTGGCTCAAAAAGTCCAAGTTTCCCGTCGTTCTCATAGATAAGGAAGGTGCCGACCCCACATGCTTCGAGCCCCAGTCGACCGTTCCCAACAGGGGCTACGAAACTTTGGCCTATTTCAAGTATATAATAGAAAACTACGAGAACCTTCCTGGTCACGTGGCGTTTATCCACGGACACGAGACATCGTGGCACCATATGCATGACAGGCCCCTCATGGAGGTCATCGAAGGTGCTAATATCCAAAAGTATGAATATATACCACTGAACAACTTTTTCCGTTATTACCATTTCTATGACGAGGCTCCTAATTTGGAGTCGGCGCCCAGTGGCATGAAACTCAAAACGTTATGGTACCGTCTCGGTTTTTCACCAATTCCAGACGGGTGCATGTTCTTATTGGCGCCTTCGTCACAATATATAGTCTCGAAGAAGCGGATACTTGCTATTCCAAAGAACGTATGGCAGACTTGGTACCAAGTCATACTTAACTGCTCCAAAGATGACGAACTTATATTGACGGTATTTTTCGATTTTGTCCAGCAGGTAATTTTTGATGGAAATCTCATGGTCAATATTCAACCTGACTGGTTTTCTTTCAAGTACGAACCCAAGTTTTGGCACCTTATGCCTGAATTTTGCAATCCAAAGCCTTCTTGAGTGTAATATACTTTTGTATATGCTCGGACCCTCGTGGGTCGTTTGACGCCGCTTGGGTGTAGGCCTCTTGGAGCGCGAGCCGGATTCCAGGATCTTTGATGCCTGCAAAGTGAATACAGAAATCACCCGGTAACCAGTGGACCTTGGGATCCATACGATAGTCGTACGCATTCATTATATTTATGAACGGGTGCGGAACCACTTGGGCCTTGCCACGGTACTTGGCCCCCGTGAGCAGGTCCGTCATGGCCGTCTGCTCATGGAACAGAGTCCGGGCCATATCCTCGCGTTTCCACGCATCCGCTAGAAACTCGAGGGCTAGTGGACAGTTGCGTATGATGAACACACCTGCGTTGAGGCCCTGAAAGTCACGTCCGATGAGCAAGAACTTGGCCGGATCGTCCATTAATTCAATAAAGTCTTCTATTTTACGATCATGATTAGTTATGAGTACGTCCCCGTCTATCCACATTATATAGTCGTAGTCGGGTAGGTATTTTTGAAGAAGAGGAATCTTTGACCACGTCGCGTCGCGCTCGGGGGCGAATACGGACTCGTCGGTGATGCGCGGGTACCCATGGTGACGCGCGTGCTCCTCTTGACTCTGAATGCAATACTTGATGGTATCCTTGTATCCATCCCCCAGAGCCAAAGAGCACACGGCAAACTTCATACTACTGTAGTATCTTGACATCCCTTTTAAGAGCAAATTCTTTTAGCAAATTCACAACATTGTCTACGTCCTCGAGAGTCATTCCGTGATGGGCTCCAAGCAGGAAACCGTCGCTCATGATGGCATCGGAATTCTCGAAAGTCTTGAGGTACTTCTCACGGTAAGCTGGGTGGCGCGTGATGTTGCCCGCAAAGCATACGCGCGTCTGTACACCGTTATTTTCTAGGAACGTGAGGAGATCGAGACGATCTCCTTTTTGGCACATGAGCGGCAACGCCAGCCAGTTGGGCCGGAACGAGTCATCGGGTAGTGTGTAGTAGGTCAAAGGCTTCAGCAACTCCATGTAACGTTCAAATATGGCCCGGCGCCGTGCGAGAAGATCGTCAAGTTTGGCCCACTGTGCGAGACCAAATGCGGCGTTCATTTCACACGCCTTGAGGTGGTAGCCTACAGCGCCGTACAGAAACTTCCAGTCATATGGGATCCCGTCAACACTGTAATTGAAGCGCTCACTTGGCTCCTCTGCATTGTCACCGATCCGACCCCAATCACGAAACATGGTGGCGCGCTTGAGGTGCTCATTCGTGTTGAACATGACCATCCCGCCAACCCCACCGGCCGTGATGACGTGGCTGGCGTAAAAGCTCGTTGTGGCAATATCCGTCCATTCCGTGGTCGTGATAGTGTCAGCCGAATCTTCAAACAAAATTAGGTCAGGAAAAGCTTCACGGATAGCCTTCCAATCTGGATTGTTACCTATCAGATTCGGCAAGAGCAGCACCTTGGTACGGTCAGACAGCACTGCCCGTATGTTCTCGACGCTCGGAACGTATCTCCCTCCACTCTGCACGTCGCAGAATACGGGGGTCGCACCGACCTGGATTATAGGCGCTACGGTCGTCGCAAACCCACATGCGGGGGTCACCACCTCATCCCCTGGCTTCAGATCTAGGGCGCAGAGACCTAGGAGAATGGCGCTCGACCCCGAGTTTACGAAGAGCCCATGCTTCTTGCCGAATCGACTGGCCACCTTCTGCTCGAACTCCGTCGTCCGAGGGCCGAAACCCGCAAGCCACCCGGCCCGCAAACACTCAGTCACTGCCTGAATTTCCTCTTCACCGTAAGCCTCGAATTGATTCGGCGCATACCATACTTTCTTAGACATGCGTAATATACATAAGAATAAACCTTTTATGTATGTTAATGAAGATCATCGTGACGGGTGGTCTCGGATTCATAGGATCGAATTTCATAAAGCATATTCTATCTACAACTACTCATGATATTGTCAACGTCGACAAATGCGATTATATGGCCCGTGAACACAACGTTCCTGCACACCCCCGCTATACCTATATCCGTGGCGACATTACCGAAAAATATCATATGACGCATATTTTTCAAGAATTTCGCCCGGACGTGGTGATACACTTTGCGGCCCAGTCGTGTGTTACGAAGAGTTTTGAATTTGCATTCCAATATACAAAGGACAATGTGCTCGGAACACACGTGCTTCTGGAATCCGCGAAGAACTACGGCCAACTCGAGAAGTTTATTCACATAAGTACTGACGAGGTCTATGGTGAGGTGGACCTGAGCACCACTTCGAATGAACTCTCCGCTATGAATCCTAGTAACCCTTATTCGGCGAGCAAGGCTGCTGCAGAGTTATATGTAATGGCTTATAGGAACGCATATAAACTCCCGTGTATAATTACACGTGGAAATAACGTCTTTGGACCACAACAGTACCCAGAAAAAGTCGTCCCCCTTTTTATTTCCCAAATACTCGGAGACATTCCAGTGACGATCCATGGAGACGGCTCGACCCGGCGCAATTTTATTCACGTCGACGATGTGTCTCGGGCTGTAGAGATGATCCTTGAAAAGGGTGAGATTGGACGAACATATAATATCGGTAGCCGCCATGAGTACTCGGTCGTCGAAATATACGAGAAAATTCGCGACGTAATTGGAAAGGGTACCGCCGAGTTCATCATAGACCCCCGACCCTTCAATGATTCCCGGTACTGTATAGACAGTTCTGAGCTCCGTAAGATTGGTTGGTCCGAAAATCTCGATTTTGACGCGAAATTGCGTGAGACGATTGAATGGTACAAGGACAACATGACCTGGTTCAAGTAAAGATTCTGGACTTCAAGACGTTATATGTTCAACGATAACCGAGGCGTCCTGCATAGTCTGAAAAATCTACCGTTTCTTCCAAAGGAAATTCTCGTGTCGGAAAACGCCAAGAATGTACTTCGGGGTCTCCACATGAGCCCGTACGCTAAATTCATCTATCTCGTACGTGGTCGGATTCACGACTTTTATTGTCTAGATGGGAAGGTGACCGAGACGATCATGAACGCTGGAGACTCGCTTTTGATTCCTGCCAACTCTGCCCATGGGTTCTTTTCCATCGAGAATTCAGAACTCGTGTATATGCTCGAGGACGAGTTCGACCCGGTCAAAGACAGGAATGTGTACTGGAAAACTCCAGAGTTCAATATTCCAAACTTTGAACATGTAATCCTGTCAACGAAAGACCATAACGCCAAGTACTACGGGACTTATGAATATCTGGTCCTCGGAGCATCTGGATTCCTCGGGAGTCAGTGCGTCAAATACCTTAGGGACGCCGGTAAAACCGTGTTAGAGTCCTCGGTGCGCCTCGAAAACCCAAATGAAATTCGCGACCAAATTTACAAGTCCGGGGCTAAATACGTCATATGTGCGGCTGGTATTTCTGGTCGACCAACTATAGACTGGTGTGAAACTCACGAAGAGGAGACGTATAAGACGAACTATCTAGACGTCCTCAACCTTATGGAAATATGTAAAAATGTTCACTTGACTATTTTTGGGTCTGGGGCTGTATATTCAGGAGCCAAGCCACGTTATACCGAGGACGACCCACCCGATTTCGATACCAAGGTTTATTCCAAGTATCGTATGCAACTTGAACGCAACCTCAAGCCCAATGTGTTGTACCTGCGTATAATGTATCCTTGTACGTTTGATGGCCACCCCAAATGCTTTTACCAGAAGATGCTTGGCAGAAAGGGTAACATCCATGACGCGAGTGTGTCAATCACGTCCGTGCCCCATCTGTTCCCATTGCTACCCAAACTCATGAATCACACGGGCATCTTCAACTTTGTTCTTAAAGGTTCAATCAGTCTCAGACGCCTTGTGGGTGAGACGGCACCGGTAGATGCGCATGGAGAGATGAGAGGAAATTACGAGCTGGTGGCTGACAAGCTAGCGATGTACATAAACGTTCCCACCGTTGATTCTATTAATGAAAACGACTGTATGCGTAATCGGACAGATGCGCATGGCTGAAGTCACTTGGGATAGATTCAAAAAGTACGTTCTTGACCAACTAGGTGCCGACCTCGTCCTCTGCATCCACACGGACGATTCAACGGATAGAAATAACCCTTACTTCAAAAATGCAAAAAAGGTATTCGAGTACAGAGAAACGACTGGGTGTTGGGCAAAGGCCTTTGACATGATGAACCCCAAGTGGCGCCACCTGACTTGCGTACCTGGTGACTGGATAGGTCCTGTAAAAGAACCCATTGAACGCAAGGGTTCTGGTGGTATACTCATTTTCCTTCGATGGTTTTTGCACCAAAATATGCAAGACTTTGGTGATCGTCTCGTAATAACGCGTTCCGACTATTTCTGGACCGCCCCCCACCCTTCACTTGACAATGAACATATATGGCTCTTGAACGGCGAGTTTCACGGGGGTTTATCAGACCGGCATTCAGTTATTCCTGCAAAATACGTCAAGGAAGTACTGACCATTGGATACATGGAAAATCACGAAGTCACTGGGAATAATATGATTAATCTTTTGAACCATAGACTTCGTGAAGGATGGGGTCACTTCATGTACAACGTAGAGAGTTTTACTTTTTTGAGGTTTATAGAACTCGATTTATTGAACAAGGTTGGGCTTTTCCCCATGACCATGTTCATAGTGAATGACACGGCAGATTATATTCACCCAGAATACAAAGTACGTGTAAAATATCCGAATGAAATTGAATCGTCGCGTGATTTTGTAACGTGGCCTTTTTTAATAGAACACACGTATATTCATGGAGGGCAGTTTGTAGGGCGCTCACTTCAGACTTAACATGTAGAGCGTCGAACGAATCAGCGCAGTAATTTCATCCTGAATATTCTTCAGGTACGTGTCACCCCGGGGCAACTTGATCGACCGCACCTTGGCAAGTAAGTACTTGAAGTACAGCCGGGCCTTGCGTGGGTCCTTGGCGACCCGCTTATTCACTGTTATCTTCTTGAGCCGACCGTACTTTCCCATGTACGCCTCGGCCCACGAATCCAACAAAGGGACTATGCCTTCGTAGTACGCCTGGAGCGCCTTGTGCTCCGCGAATGAAGGGGTCGTCAAGTGGAACGCATGGGCCTGAGTCCGCGAGTTCATGAGGAGGCCGACATATCGATTTGCCATTGAAATTATCCAACAAAAAATTGTGGGACTACAAGTAGTACTAAATGGTCTTTTCAGAGACTATTTTACCGACGGGTAAAATCCTGTTCAAAGGCTTTGAGCGCTTGGGGTGTTCCGTGATGCTCAGGGATACGCGTGCATTTTACCTCACAGATAACCCACAGCTTGCGAAAGATTACGGCAAGGTGTGCAAGTATCGCGTCAAGAAGACCCTTCGGCTCTTTGACCTTTCACACAAGAATATCGAGCGGCTCATAAAGAGCAAGTATCCCACGCTGACCGAAGATACCAGACACCTCTTGAGGATAGCGCTCGGTACAGGGACGACGGTCGGTGCTCAGGCCCAAGCAGCCAAGCTCCTTTTTGGAGTCAAAAATGCAGGCAAGCTCCCCAAGCCGTCCAACAAACGGCGAGGTCAGCGCCTCAGCTACACAGAGCTCAACAAGCTGGTCTTTGGTAATTTGTCTCGAGAATTCCTTGGACCAGAAGGCTATGACGGCTACTACGCCGCCAAGAAAAAGTCCATATTCCACTCGGGTACATTTCATTCCGAAATTATGCTCAACAACGCGTACCAGTGCATCGAGCGCATAGTCGGCAAGGACACACGGATGCCAGTCGTGACCCACCGTTCCTTCAAGTGGGCCATCCCGCGCATCTTCATCGACTTTTGCAAGGGCACGACCCGCCTGACCCGTCCGTACGGTGGTGGCCTCGTGCCCTTCTGTACCGGCGGTATGGCTGTCCGTCTGTACATGCAGACCCGGAAGCAGAAGCTGGCGCCTTTCATCCGGCGCACGTCCGACTTTGACTTTACGTTCGCCGTGCCTCGGAAACTCCGGTCAGAAGCCCAAGTCTCGTCGTACGTCTTCAGTATGCGCAAGATTATGACTGGTCACCTGTCCGCTTTCGTGCGTTACCTGAACCGCAACTTCAAGGGTGTGAACGCCCGTCTCAAGGTGACCGACTTCACACGGTCTCCGTACGACAATCCACGTATGCAAGTCCCGGGCACTGGCCGTCGGGTCTATCAAGTGATAACCTATCAGGTGGTTACTGGTCGGAACGAAGTCATAGACCTGGTTGACACGGCTCTGGCCGTCTATCCCGGTGCGAGTCGCCAGATGCTCCACCTCCCTTTTTCGTACAAAATGGGCATCCCTATTCAGCGTCTCCGATACCAGCTCAAGGACTCCCTGGCACTCCTTTCGGGCTCTTTCATCCACAAGGGTCTAATTTCTCAGAGAAATCCCATCAAGGGTAAGGTGAAGGAGAAGGGTATGAAGAATACGGAGCGGGTCGCCGGTCTCCTCAAAATTGTAGGGTCCCGTAAAAAGTATTACAAGAACCTGACCAACGTGGCACGCAAGGCGGTCCCTCTCCTCGAGAATGTCCACCGGAAGAATATCAAGGCGGCGGTGAAGAACGGCCGGAATGTGAATAAGGCTCTCCGAAAAATAAAGTAGGCACTTGGTAGGAATGTACATTCTGGCAGTGGTGGCCTTGGTGGTCCTCTTGGCAATTTGGTTTTGGAATTTGCCATGGAGAAAGGCCAGAGGGTTCACAGACAAGACGGCCACATGGGACCCTCCCGTCGAGGTGGGCCAGATTATCACACCCGACGAGTGCAAGGCGATTATAGATTTCGCCGAGCCCAAGTTTGCGCGGAGTACACTCGTGGCGGCGGACTCGGTCGATGACACGCGGACGAGTGAGACTGCATGGCTCCCAAGAGACCATGATTTGTCTCGCAAAATTCTGGCCAAAGCTCGTGAGCTGACTGGAATGCCTTTTGAAAATTGTGAAGACATTCAGGTCGTCCGATACAAGCCCGGGACGTACTACAAGCCCCATCACGACTCGTGTTGTGAGGATAATGAGCACTGTATTAATTTTGAAAATGAAGGGGGTCAGCGCGTAGGCACTTTACTCGTGTACCTGAACGATGACTATGAAGAAGGCTGGACTGCATTTCCAGATGCGAATTTGAAGCTCAGAGCACCGCCCGGAGGGGGTGTTTTCTTCAGACCCCTCGGCCGGGATGACTGGCGATGCCACCCTTCGGCCCTCCATGGGGGTATGCCTGTCAAAAATGGTACGAAATACCTATGCAACGTATGGGTCCGCGAGGGCACCTTTCGATGAAAAAACGTGTCTTGTCCGAGTTAGGGTCCAGCCAGCCCCAAGTCAAGTCACCCAAAGCCAAAGCCACTCTCTCACACAAAATCGTGTGTTGTGCGAGCCAGCCTTTCCAAAACCAACCTCAAAACCAACCAAAAACACACATGGCTTCCTCCACCTTCGCCCTTGCTATCGACGCCCTGGTTGCTGAGCGCGACCGCCAGTTTGTCCTGCGGGTCGCTCAGGACTACAACCTGAACTTCGAGGAGCTTAACACCAAGTACCTCGAGACGGCCGCTATGGCTATCAAGGTGCCTCGCAAGTACACCAAGCGCGAGCCCAAGTCGGTGACTGTCCTCGAGGTGACCGAGGGCACCGTACCGGCAAAGGCCCCCAAGGCTCCCAAGGAGCCCAAGGTCAAGCAGTGCTGCACTGCAGCCACCTCCAAGAAGGAGCCCTGCAAGTTCAGTGCTCTGAAGGGTGAGGTGTTCTGCAAGCGCCACCTCAAGCAGTCTCTGGGCGAGGCGGCTGTGGATGTGGCCAAGGCCCCGAAGGTGCCCAAGGCGCCCAAGAAGGGCCCTGAGCCGGTCCACACCCACCTGATGGACGCTGAGATTCACGACGGCTGCGAGCTGTGCGAGTCGCACGGCAACCCGCTGGCCACCGAGCCGCAAAAGTTCGAGGTGGTCACAAAGAAGGTGGTCGAAGTATTCAAGACGCCGGCCACCGGCCCTATCAAGGTGCCGAGCGTGGACGACCGCCTGGCTGCGATGCTGGCCGTGGCTGACGAGTCGGAGATGGAGGAGGAGGACGAGGACGAGCTTGAGCCGGAGGAGCTGGACGCCGAGCTTGAGCCGGAGGACGGTGACCTTGGTGAGGAGGACTTTGAGGACGAAGACGACGACTAGGCGAAGCGCTCGCGCAGTACGGCAACCTCATGCTTCAAATAGGCGAACCCAGTACTGTGTAATTTAAACAGGGTTACCAACCACAACACTATTAGCACCGTCCATAGGAAGAAATTCTCGTCCCAGCGCGTATTAAACTTGTAGACAGGCCCAACCACCTTGCCAAAAAACGTCTCGTCATCACACTCCTTACCCGTCGCCAACTTCTCCAATTCCGTCAGTGCACATACTGACTGATTTGTGGCCCAGTGCATCATGATAAAAGGCACCACCAGCACGTGCATAGACTGCAAATATGCATCACCAAAGAATGGTGTGCCAAGAATGAAAACGACCAATAGGAAGTGAAGTGCTTTGATTATTAATTCTACAGGGGTCATTACGTCTACTAGTCGCGAAGAAAATCGTGTCCTGTGCGGGTCACAGTGTCTCGGCACGTCTCTAAGTTCACCCAAACACAAGTATGTACAAGCGCCCTATCACCCGTCCTCGCGCTCGCCGCGGCGTGTGCGGTCCGCCCAAGCGCATCCCTACAGGGACGCCGGGGGTGCTCGGTGACATTGCCACAAAGATGCACCGGGGTACCGACCACCTCCAGCCACGTCCGACCGTTTGGAGGCCTTCGTACGACTATGAATTCGTGGCGCTCCACGAGGCTGATCCAGAGGCCTACCTCGCTCGGGTCGCCGCCTTTTTCGAACAGTACCCGCGGCCCGAGTCCGGCGCGCGCGAGACTGGCCCGCCACTCGACCTCGAGCCCATTGTAGAGCTCTTTGAGAAGCACAAAGAGCACCGGCCACCGATCAAGGAGCACGTCGCTGCGCTGCGCCAAGCTGGCTACGTCGAAAGCAAAATCGAAAAGGTTATTGCTCGAGACGCGTACATGGCTGCGACGGTAGTTGAGCGTCAGGAGGCCCTTGACGCCATTTTCGCCCGTTGGCCCTCCATCAACAAACCTACACCCAAGCCGCGTGCTGCCAAGCCCATCAAGGCGGTTAAAAAGAAAATGACTTGAATTTGTAATGAAATGGGCTGATATGACCGATGACGACCCTCCCGAGATGCCCGTGACCAAACACGGCATCAAAGTCACCTATGTCCCCCCGCACCTGCGCCCCACCCCACATAAAAGCTCCACGCCAGTACATAGTAAGGACCAGCAATGCCGACCTGCGAAGTCTGTTGCGAAAGATTGAACAAGTCAGACCACAAGGCGGTGACTTGCCCGTACTGCCCATTTCAGGCGTGCACTGCATGCTCCGAGCGCTACCTATGTGACACCATCCAAGACGCCCACTGTATGGCGTGCAAGAAGGGATGGGACCGTGAGATTCTCCACGCCAATTTCACAAACAAATTCGTGACTCGGACTTACAAGCACCGTCGTGAAGAACTCCTGTTTGACCGAGAGCGGAGCCTCATGCCGGCTACTCAGCCATATGTAGAGCTCGAAGTCAGGATTCGAAAAATCAACAAGCAAATTGTCGACTGTAAAATTGAGATTGACAATTCAGTCCGAAAAATCAATCGCATATCCTTCACCGCCAATTCTCACACCGACATTGACGGCCGGATCGAACACATGGCTAGTGTGTACGAAGAGCACAAGGTGACGAACCGTCTCCGGCTCGACGTTCAGTTTTTGGAGTGGCAGCGCGACTATCTGATGAGTCGCATGTACGGTGAGCTGACAGTTCAGAGACGGCAGTTTGTCCGGGCGTGCCCTTACACGGACTGCAAGGGGTTCCTGAGTACAGCCTGGAAGTGCGGTCTGTGCGACATGTGGACCTGTCCCGACTGTCACGAGGGTCGTGGGGCTGACCGTGAAGCCGAACACACGTGCAACCCAGACAGTCTCGAGACGGCCAAGATGCTCGAGCGCGACTCGCGCAACTGTCCCAAGTGCGCCGCGATGATTTTCAAGATTGACGGATGCGACCAGATGTTCTGTACGCAGTGCCACACAGCTTTCAGTTGGCGCCGAGGTACCATCGAGACGGGCACTATCCACAACCCTCACTACTACGACTATATGCGTCGTCACGGGGGTGGCTTACCTCGAGCTCCAGGTGACGTGCCGTGTGGTGGTCTGCCAGGATGGCACGAACTGGCTGTGAAATTCAAGCTCCGACAATCGCCCTGGTACAACTTGGTATCTGCAGCTCACCGTTCCATCGGTCACGTGAACCACGTCATGATTCCTAGATATACCGCAGATGTCCAAGCGAACAACCGCGACTTGCGCATCAAGTACATGATTGGAGATTTGCCTGACGACGAATTCAAAAAGAAAATTCAGCAGCGGGACAAGGCTCGGCAGCGCAAGGCGGACATCCGTCAGGTGTGTGAGATGGTGGCAGCGGTCCTGACCGACTTGTTCCAGGCGTTCGACCGGACCGGTGACCTTCAGACGTTCATCGATTCTGTAAATGAATTCAGAGGTCATGTGAATCTGACGCTCAGTAAGGTTTCGAGTCGGTGGACTAATTGTGCGACGCCAACTTTCAATGCAAATTTTGAGTTTGTATAGTAGGAATGGACCTGGCGACACTTCGCGAGCCTAAAATTCTAGGCATGTCTATTTTCGACTGGATAACTTCACTTCTGGGTGCTTACGTCATAGGTCGGTGGTTCCACTTCCAGACCCGTCAGCAGTGGGTCAGTTGGATCCTCCTCTGGATTCTGCTCGGCGTTTTTGTGCATAGAATTTTCGGAATAAATACGATGCTCGGATATTATCTGGGTTTGAACCCCAGGCCGCTCCGATAAAAACGTGTGATGTGCTAGTCAGGCCTCTCAGCCAGACAGTCAAGGCCACCCAACAAACACAATGGCCGCCATCACCTATGCCTATGAAGCCTTCTACTGCGGTCACGCGACCCCTACCCAGCTCTACTATGTGGACATGGCCGACAAGGCTCTTGCCGAGGTTGACCGCATCCGTGACTTGACGGCCTTGGGTCACCGCCACAAGTTGCGGGAGTTGGCCATCAAACTGGCCCGCAGCTACATGGCTGACGGTGACGACGAAGACCTGGATGAGGCCATCATCAGCTCTTACCGTCCGGACACTGCGGAAAATTGCGCCGCCTTGTTCGCACTGGTGGAGCGGCTCGCGACCCCTCCAGAGTAAATTCTGGACTAGAATTAATGAGCGCCTTGGTGGCCAAGCTTCGGCGGCGAGTCAAAGCTGCGCGTGTAAATAAAGTACCTTCTATCCTTCGAAACGTCGCTCGTCCTCCCCCTACCACCCCCGCCAAGTGGCGCAAGGCTGTCACGCGCCTCGTCGAGGCTTTCCCGAAGCGCTTCAGATTCTATCACCCCATAGTCTGCGGCAAGGGTCGCATCGTCAGTCGGCCCGTGATGCGTGGTCGTACGGAAGTTTACACGTGTCCTAACGGTACCAAGCAGGAATTCAAGCGGTTTATGCGTCCCGCAGATTTCTTCAAGTACCGTTACGGCCGTGGTGGTGAGTTTGCACAGGGCCTCATGGCCGTCCTCAAGTTCTTGGGGTATAGGGCTCGGATGGTTCTGGGGTTCTGGGGAGGTCGTGCGGATGTAATTTTCGTAGAAATTTGGAACCCATGGTCAAAGCGCTGGATCCCTCTGGACCCGGCAGCGCCTCATGGCTACGGACACAAGTTCCCCAAGGCGCACATGAAGGTGTGGGCTCTGGAGAAGGCGACGTCCAAGCCTGTGAATCGGTCGCGCAATTACGTTTGTAAAAAGGGGTGCCTTCCGACCTTCGATGAGAGCCGCCGGCGGCGCCAACGCCCACGCTCCTAAGAGCCATACAGGCCAGGCCCAGTTGGCATGGATGGGCACCACGTACTTTTTGACGGGATCTATAGCCACGACGATACCAGCCGCATGAAGGAACATATGGAACACAGTATGGAGCCACTTCTTTTTGGTAGGAAATTGGAGAAAGTACGAGACGAAAGCCAGTGCGAAGAACAGTTGAGCGAGAGGTTTGTGTGCCGAGAAATGAAATGCCCCAATGCCGTTCAGTATCATACGCCCGGTCTCTCCAACAGGCAAGAGACCTCCGACCACTATAGACCAAGAGGACTGAGGAGTCCCCAACGTCAGGACCGCTTGACTGACCCATTGGGACCGCAAGTCATACTTGAGCAATTTGGGATCATTATTGCTAAAGTGATAAAACATACTGCACATGCAGCACCATCCCCACGCGAGCACTTCAATTCTGTACATGAAATCGTCACTCTGCCATGCCAGGTAGTGAGTCCATGCGAAACCAGGGATCATGGACAGGCCATCCACCACGTCCCAGTCCATATACACTTTACACATCTGGTATTATTTATCTGAATATAGTACCAGCTATGTCCCCGTCAAAGGCACTGAAAAGCGTTATAGAGTACCTGTCGGTGCCGGTGAACATGAAGGCGCGTGCGAGTCACAGCCCCAACAGGAATAACAACAAGAATAGCAACAACACGGGTTACAGGGAAATTTGGTATCACAAGGGTTACTACCGCAAGGTGATAAAGAAGAATGGAAAGTGGGTCGCCCACCCGACCAACAAGAAATGGTACGTCAAAACGGGTCCCAAAAAGTTCCATGCTCCGGAATACATCAACCACTGAATTTTGTAAAAAAAACTCTGAATAGTATGTCACCTCCGCGCCACACCCTCGTCTACATCCCCCAGAATAGTGGCATAACCCGGAAAAACCTTCAGAACCTTAACGCCATCCTGAAACGCCTGGAGAGCGCCAACGACCCATATGAGCATAACATGTACAGTGGGTACCTCGCTGAGACATACAATAAAATTAAGCAGGCCGGTGGCCACGCCACGCGCAACAACGCCATACGTGTAACGGCCCGTCCTCTGGAACTTTACAGGGCACTGGCACTCAAGCATCCAGAGAACGTCCTGCATTGGAGACGCGGCAACGCAGGGTGGAGCAAGTTTCAGGAGGCGGCCGGCAAGTTCAAGGCTCTGGGCAAGGTGCGCGCCATGCGCAGGAGCGGCAACAACGCCAGCCCTAGTAGGCGTCTCGTAGGGGCACATAACTTGAACGCCATTGCGACTTTTATGCGGCCATACATGCTCAGCACGGCATCCCCTGTGAGGGTGTCGCGTGCAAATTACAAAGAACGGGAACAAAAACCGGCCAGAAATGCGGCGGCGAAAGCAGCTGCGAATGCCCGCCGTCAGCATAACGCTCAACGCGCCCGTAACGCGGCTGCGCGCGAGGCGGCTCGGCGTCAAGCCGCGCCGACCACTCGTTCGGGACGCAAGTCGATCGCGCCCAAGCCCCTGTCCCCAAAGCGGAGACGCCGTTTGTAAAACATGTCCTGTCCGGGTCAAGCCAAACCGGAACCTCGATAAAGACCCCACAAACAAAGCAAAGCACATACCATGGCTACCCACCAGATGACTACTCGCAGCATGGCCCGTGAGGTTCTGGCTTATCCGTTCACCCTCCACCCCAATGCTCTTCGCAAGCTTGGGGTGGCAGTCCCGGAGTCCGAGCCGGTACATGTGCCTAGCCGTCCAGACTGGTTCCCTGAGTGGGAGTCCACGGACTACAGTCCGAGTTCCCCGCGGCGCGAGTGAGTGTAACATGAAGAAGCCTTAATTTTCATGAGGAATTGCCCCTCCACCGACCTTTTCCCAATTTCATTTTCAAATTGCCCCTCCCCGACCTTCCCCCAATTTCAGAATGGAATTGGTCCCGGTCATGGATTTCCATGCATGCATGATGTGAGCAATTTTGGATTGAAATTGAGGGGAGCCGTACTCTGGTCGGGTCCCATGGGGTCCACACGAATTTGAAAACAGAATTGCCCCTCCACCGGGTCATCCCAATTTTCATGAGGAATTGCCCCTCCACCGACCTTTCCCAATTTCAGAACAGAATTCATGCCCGCATGATGTGAGCAATTTTGATCTGAAATTGAGGGGACCCGTACACGCGGGGCTTCGCCCCTGCACCCCACCCGCCGGCCAAATAGGCCCTATTCACTATTTAAATTTACTAGGGCCCCTAGTAATTGTCCGCCCTATATGACCTCTCCCGCGGCCATCGACTTCATAAACCCCAGGCCAACTTTTTTCTCAGATGAATTATGAGAAGATAAAGACAACTACGCCCCAAAATGAAACACCCGTGTTTTACGTAAGGAATCGGAAGCACGGAACCCGTTTCCCCCCTCATAAAATACCCCCTGGTTTCTAAAAAACAATCAGGCTTTGCCTGACGACGGCTTTGCCGTCGACTCGTAGAGTTTGTTTTTTAGAAACCAGGGGGTATTTTATGAGGGGGGAAACGGGTTCCGTGCTTCCGATTCCTTACGTAAAACAC